GAGTAAGGCGGTTGGCTCCCCTGTTTAATTTAAAGCAATGGAACCTCAAAGGTAGGGTATATGCGCATGTCTGAAAATACTCAACACTGCCGCCTATCTGTGGGGCATCATGACCACCATCGGGGGAGTCATGACAACGATTTTTGATTTTTTTACCCTTGAGCAGTGGGTAGCTGTGATGGGTATTGTCTGCACGATAGGGACATTTTTTATCAACGTGTACTACCGCAAAAAGGAGTACAAACTCAAGGAGCGTCAGTATGAAGATACCGAAAAAAATATTGATGGCAACGGGCGGTAGTGCGCTGTTTTTAGCCTCAGCGATGATAACGCATTTCGAAGGGCTGAGACTTAAGCCCTATTTTGACGGTGGCGGTATTCTTTCTGTTTGCTACGGGCACACAGGCAAGGATATTGTGCGTAACCGGATGTACACGCAAGAAGACTGCGATAAGTGGCTTAATGACGATTTAAAAGCCGTTAAGCGTTATGTTGACCCGTTGATTAAGGTCAATATCAACACGCTAACACAGGCAGCCCTTTACTCATTTGCTTATAACGTGGGCGTGGGTAATTTTGCCAAATCGACCTTGTTCAAAAAGCTCAACAACAATGACCGAAAAGGGGCATGTGATGAGATGAAGCGGTGGGTTTATGTGAAAGGCGAAGTTTGGAAAGGGCTAATTACCCGTCGGGAAATTGAGAGCGTAATATGTTATGGCGACCTTACTCATTTATCGGAGTGATTATTGCAGGGTTAATTCTCTCACTTATTTTTATCAACTACCGTTATCAAACCATCAGGCAAAACTACCAAACATTAAAACAGCAATATCACGCACAAATTGAAGCCGTGAAACGGCAACAGCAAAAAATCGATACCTTACATCAACTCAATATTCAACACACCGAGGAACTGAATAATGCCAAAACAGAGCTTGATAAGCTGCATGATGCTGTTCGTGCTGGTAACAAGTGGTTGCGCCTCAACGCCGTGTGTCGTACATCCAAAACCGCTACCCCCCAGAGCCGACATGATGAAGCCACCCCACAACTTGGTGAGGCAGCTCGAGAAGATTATTTCCGTCTCAGAGCGATGATAGCTGAGAACGAAAAGCAGACGGAATATCTGCAAAAATATATCAAAACACAGTGTCAATGAATCGGTAATTGACACGTTCAAATCTTAACAAATCTAGCGTGCCACATACGCAACTAATCCAAACATCGAACCCGTTATTTAGGAATGAGCCTTTGAGGTAATCAGTTTTGCTGATGTCACTTCGATGGGCTGATTTCCTATGTGGCAAAGGTTCATTACCTAAGTAAGGAAGACATCATGAATAGTGTATTAACATTTAAAACCCACAATATTGCTCCTTTTAATAATGGAGATAATAAGATATGGCTCACAGGTGAACATTTAGCAAAATTACTTGAATATAAAGACAGCAAAAAAGTCGCTAATCTTTATAACAGACATAAAGACGAATTTACTGCCAGTATGAGTGTTGTAGCCAAAGTGAGGACCTCGGATAAATCAACGAGTTACAATAAATTTGTATCCGATGTAAGATTATATTCCCTGCGTGGAGCTTATCTTATTGGTATGTTTTCACGAACAAAAGTAGCAAAAGATTTAAGAATATGGCTACTAGATTTGGTTGAAAAAGAATCAAATGTTGAAGTTGGCGTTCTTGACATAAAGACATTAACTGAACTTACTGGACAAAAAATACATGACTCAATAGCTATGTTTGATAAAGCTTCATTTAAGCATAGAGGGCAAAAGGGTAGTGGTTTATTAGCTCAGCGTAAAAGAGACATAAAGAAAGTAAAAGAAGCAACCGCTATAGCACTAAGCTAACTCAACTTAATATACCTGATCTTGGTGATTTTCCTGACGGAGAAATCCCAGCATGAACCACGAACAATTCATCGAAACTAATGTCAAGGCCGAGTTAATCAAGCTCGGCTTTTCTTCATTAATAGCAGCAATGGCAACAAGTGAAGCTATCCGGTACTACCGCAAACAACCCGCAAGCAGACGAGGCAAGATGATAGTGGATTGTCTCAATCAGGCTAAACGATGGGCGAAGAGTGCGGCTAAAAATAAACATTAAGTAAGGTAGCTATTATGACTCTCACAGATAAACAGGAAGCCTTTTGTCGAGAGTATCTGATTGATTTAAACGCAACACAGGCGGCAATAAGAGCAGGCTATAGCGAAAAAACAGCCCGTAGAATAGGGAGTGAGAACGTTACAAAACTAGACATCCAAAAACGCATACAAGACCTCATGGAGGAGCGCAAAAATCGCATTGAGGTTAATGCTGACTACGTTCTTAAGCGACTGGTTGATATCGACCAGATGGACGTATTAGACATTCTGAACGAGTCAGGCGATTTAAAACCAATAAAAGAATGGCCTAAAGTCTGGCGGACAACATTAAGTGGTTTAGATATTGCGGCGATACGCCTTGAGGGCGCAGAGGCGTTGCTTAAAAAAATAAAATGGCCAGATAAAATTAAGAATCTTGAGCTATTAGGTAAGCATATCGCTGTTCAGGCTTTTCGCGAACAGGTCAGTAATGAACACACAGGAAAGGGGGTAACCCTATCGAGCATATTACCCGTGAGATGACCCCGAACAGGCGGCAGAAGCCTATAAAAAATTGATGGGGTAAAGGGCTGAAATTGCTTGCTTATTTGGATTAAGAATAACATTCATGCAAACATAATTGTTTAATATCATGTAGTTATATTTAACAACACCCTGTTTTATATTTTTTATGTACACAGTTATGCGCAAAATATTTTTTTGACTGACCCTTTTCCGGACATTTTTCTATGCCGTTACCCTTTCCTTTTGACTTTAAAAAACCGGATTATGTTCAGGTGTTTGAATGGCGCGCTGAGCGACTACAACGTCTTCGGGAGCAGCCGGAAAATCTTAAACTATTGGCCCATTTCTATCAGCAAAACCCCGCCCAATTTATTATTGATTGGGGCATGACAACAGACCCACGTAATATTGATTACGGCCTCCCCGTCACAACCCCTTTTTTACTGTTTCCGAAACAGGAAGCATGGATTGACTGGATAATGACACGCTGGAAAGGACGTGAAAATGGCATTACCGAAAAGAGTCGTGAAATGGGTTTAAGCTGGACGTCAATTGCACTCGCATGCGCTTTATGTCTCTTTAATAAAGAGATGGTAATTGGCTTTGGTTCACGCAAAGAAGAGTATGTTGACAGCACCGGTGACCCGAAAGCGTTGTTCTGGAAAGCCCGTAAGTTTATTGAAACTTTACCGCAAGAGTTTCGGGGAGGCTGGGTAGCGAAAAAACACGCGCCTTATATGCGGGTCAATTTTCCAAACACCGGCGCCATTATCAAGGGTGAAGCGGGGGACAATATTGGACGGGGTGACCGGACGACACTCTATTTCGTCGATGAAGCCGCCTTTTTGCCTCGTCCGCTATTGATTGATGCTGCCCTATCCCAAACTACCCGCTGTCGCATTGACTTAAGCTCGGTTAATGGGATGGACAATCCTTTTGCCCAAAAACGCCACAGTGGACGCATTCCGGTGTTTACCTTTCACTGGCGCAATGACCCCCGTAAAGATGAACAATGGTACGAAAAAGAGTGCCTGAAAATCGATAATCCGGTCATTGTGGCGCAGGAACTGGATTTGAACTATCAGGCGTCTGTTGAAGGTATCTTAATTCCCGCCGAATGGGTACAGGCGGCCATTGATGCCCATATCAAACTGGGGTTTTTGACAACGGGGGCTAAACGACTCGGTTTTGACGTTGCAGATGAGGGCGATGACAGCAACGCCCTCACGTTTGCACACGGATCGGTTGTCACGGATTGCCAGCAGTGGAGTAAAGGTGACGTGATCAGCTCAGCAAACCGAGTCAAAAACTATGCTGAGGAAGCCCATGCCGATGAAATCATCTATGACTCCATCGGGGTAGGGGCAGGGGTGAAAGCGCATCTACGACGGGTATGTCATATCACCGCAACCGGATTCAACGCGGGTGGGGCTGTCTTTAAACCTGACGCAAAATATGTGGCGGGAAAACCAATAAAGATATGTTCGCGAATATCAAAGCGCAAGCCTGGTGGGGCGTCCGAGACCGTTTTTTTAATACCTGGCGATGTATCATGCAGTTGGAGAAACACCCGATGATAAGCATTTCATCAATCAATTTACCAATGACCAGTTAATCAGTCTGAGCGCAAGTATAAACAACTTGACGCTCTGAAAGCTGAATTATCCCGTCCTCGGGTGAATTACGACAACAATGGACGGGTGAAAGTCGAGAGCAAAAAGACATGAAAAAACGGGGCATCGCTTCACCAACATGGCCGATTCATTAATTATGGCATTTTCGCCCGTACAAAACCGTTCCATATTCCCGACGAGGCATTTTTCTAATGAGCAAAGAAACAGGAAAAAGGACGTTAAGCCTGAAAGGGAAAAAGCATTTTCCATCTCTGACATCGATATGTATCCGGTCAGTGAGCAGCCAGTCTACGAATTCAACCCTATGCCCCTCCCGCAAGCGTGATACCCGAAGCAAAGAGAGCGGATGCGCTGGCGAATGATGCACCCCGTATGAAACCCTGAATGCATTCGGGAGTGATTGTTTGTATGGTGGGTTTCAGGGATACCCGATGTTGGCCATGAAAGCGCAGCAATCCGAGTACGCCAATGTTGCCGCGATTTTTGCTGACGAGGTTACGCGCCAATTGGTTAACCGTAAAATCCTCATCCGATGATGAGGACCTCGTTAATGAGGTGGAAGGGGTAATCGTGAAATATCGCCTTCAGGATATGATCCATCAGGCCGTTTTGCATGATTGTCTGTTCGGCATAGCGCATATCTATATTGACATGGGCGCCGATGAGAATGAAATGCGCAATCCGCTCTTTAAAGACAGAGCAAAAGTGGGCGATAAATTTCGCGGTTTTCGTATTATTGAGCCTATTTGGACGTATCCGGCGATGTATAACACGCTCAGACCGTGGGAGCCGGATTTTTATCAGCCTTCATCGTGGTTTGTGATGGGGCAGACCATCCATGCCTCCCGATTTATTGACCTAGTGACGCGTCCGGTATCACAGATACTGAAACCTGCCTATAACTTTGGGGGCTTATCGCTGATCCAGCTAATGGAGCCTTATGTCAAGGCGTGGGAAACTATCCGCGATGAAATACCCAAAATTGTCAAGGCTTTTACGCTGACGGGGCTGAAAACCGACATGGAAAAACGGATGGAAAACCCAGGCGAGTTCAAACGCCGCATCGATATCATGACCAACTACCGAAACAATCGCGGGGTACTGGCGCTAGATACGGAGGAAGCGTTTTTTCAGATCAATACACCGATGACGGATCTTGAGAAAATCGCCTCAAACTATCAGGAACAACTGTGTATTCCCTCACGGATGCCGGTGATTAAGCTGCTTGGCAATGCGCCCGCGGGACTGAATGCAAACGGGCAGGGTGAAATCGATGTCTGGCACGAAACCATCTCCGGTATTCAGGAACGCAATATTCGCCCCATGATACAGCAAATGCTGGATTACCTGTTTATAGCGGAATTTGGGCAGCTATTACCCGAAATTACGTTCACCTTTAACCCACTCGATGAGCTAACCGAAAAGGAAATGTCGGAGATAAATCTCAATAACGCTTCAATGCTGGCTAATTTAGCAACGAGTTCATGTATTTCGACGATGGATGTCGCTCAATGGCTTATCAATAATCCGAAGAGTGGTTTGCTTTCATGAACGGGCAGGAAAACGAAGATGAAACAGACGAAAAAGAAGGAGAAAACACTTAAACCTTCACTCCCCAATGCAGGGATACAGCTTTGGTATCAGCGTGAATTACGTCGCCAGATTACCAGGATGCATAAAAACGTCACCGCCAAAATTTTAACTTCCTTTCAAAAATTCTCTTGCTTACGACGCCAGCCCCGCCTCAATGATAAGGAATACGCTCCGCGCGCTTTCTGCCCGCTGGGTAAAGAAATTCACTGGCCTTATCCGACGATCTGGCAAAACCTTCGTTAACCGAGCAGCCGGTAATGTGGATGTGCCCCTTAAAAAGCAGCTGGTCGATAAGGGGTTTGCGATTGATTTCAAAATGACGCGCGACATGCACAATGCGGTGACAGCGATTGTGGCGGAGAACGTGTCATTAATTAAATCCATCCCCCAACGCTATTTCACTAACGTTGAATCCGTGGTTCTCCAGTCTGTTTCGCGGGGAGGTGATTTAGCTCAGCTTAAAAAAACATTGGGACAACAGTTTGGCGTAACTGCCAGAAGGGCGGAATTGATTGCCCGTGACCAGAACCGAAAAGCGAATTCTGCCTTGGCGGCAGTGAGACAGCATGCGCTGGGGATAACTGAGGGGATTTGGCGACATACCGGCGCAGGGCAACACCCAAGGCCTGATCATGTAAAAGCCACGGGCAAGAAATTTTCGCTCCGTAAAGGCTGCCTGATTAGCGGTGAATACATCCTGCCAGGTGAAAAAATCAATTGTGGGTGTATTTGGGAACCGGTTTTACCCACTTTCGAGGATTGACAACGTGCAAGTGACAAAAGACGGTCTCGCGATGGATGCCAAATCTGCGCGGGAAGTGGACAAATTTGGCAAAATGTATGTCCGTGATAACCGGATAAGCAAAGCGAACATTAGCGGTTATTACGGCGTTGAAATACCTGGCTATGAAAAGTTGGGTCTGGAATCCAGAAAAATATATCAGCTTTATCGCCCCCCGCAAGAGCTGGAAAAAGCCATGCCGACGTTTAACGGTATCCCCGTTCTGATGGGGCATCCTGCCGAGAACAATACGAAACCCATCACCGATCTCGCGGTGGGTGCCGTGATGAATGATATCCGTTTTGAATTTCCCTATCTCATCGCTTCGATTTCTATTTGGGATGAAGCAGCAAAAGCGGGTATTGAAACCGATATCCAGCGCGAATTATCGCCCTCCTACAGCTACGTACCGGATATGACGCAGGGCAGCGTTGATGGAGAGGCCTATGATGGCGTGATGCGCAATATTCACGCCTACCACCTGGCGATTGTTCCTGATGGCAGGACGGGGCAGATGTTCTAGTCAACGACGCAAAACCAGAGGATTTAAAAAAAATGGCAGACGAAAAGAAAGCCGATGATGAAATGATCGCAGGACTGAAAGAGCGCCTGCCAAATGCCAGTGACGAAGATATTCATACGGTGGCAGAGTATATCAATGGACTGACCTCAAAAGCGAATGACGAGAGACAAAAGAAGATCCGTCGATGATAACAGAAAACGAAGAGGATAAGAAAAAGGACGTGTACGATGATGAATAAAAAACCGCTAACGATGCGGCTATCCTGATCCAACAGGCAGAAACAAAATTCGCGTGAATTTGCAGCGCTTCGTGCGGCAGAACGTTTGTGTTCACCGCTGATTGGTGAAGTGGCTGTGACTCTGCCGAAGAAGTCTACCGGATAACACTCAGCCAAAACGGCATCGACACAAAAGGGGTTCATCCCTCAGCACTCCCCAAATTGGTGGAGATGCTCAAAAACACCCACAATCAACCTGAACCTCGAGTCGCCTTTGACTCAAATTCAGTGTCCCGTGTTGACCAGTTTTTAGGAGCAAAATGATGGCCTTTCAGAACAATGTAGCGCTTTATCAGGCACCGGGTCGGGAAGGCAATTTTGC